TTCTCATCGACGCGGCGAACGGCATCATTGCCGGGCATGGCCGCGTGATGGCGGCGCAGAAACTGGGGCTGCAGTCCGTGCCGTGCATTCGTCTCGGGCATCTCAGCGAGGTTCAGAAACGGGCTTACATCCTGGCTGACAACCGCATCGCCCTGAACAGCGGGTGGGACAATGCGATGCTGGAGGTGGAGTTGGCGGAGTTGCACGCTGACGAGTATGACTTGGGGCTGTTGGGCTTCGATGCGGACGAGTTGGCGAAGTTGATGGGGTTCAGCGGCAGCATGGAAGGCAGCGAGCCGCCAGAAAGCAGCGCGGAAGAAATCAACACGGACGACTTTCAAATGCAATGCAAGTGCCCGAGGTGCGGTTTTGAATTCGATAACAAAACTTGAGTGTGCGTGGCTGTTGTCAGACCTGAAAGCCGTTCCGCAAAACGGGCTGCGGGTCATGTCTACGTTTGCCTGTGGCGGCGGCTCTTCAATGGGCTACAAGCGAGCAGGCTGCACTATCGTTGCGGCAAATGACATTGACCCAGAGATGGCATGGCACTACCGAACAAACCTTGCGCCGCCGAGTTATTACCTGTGCCCGATCGGCGACCTTCTCAAGAAAGACTTGCCGCGAGAATTGTACGAATTGGATATTCTTGACGGATCGCCACCGTGTTCAACCTTCAGCATGGCTGGCAGTCGTGAAAAGTCATGGGGCAAGAAAAAACACTTTCGCGAAGGGCAGGCAGAGCAGGTTTTAAGCGACCTGTTTTTTGACTACCTGAATTTGGTTGAACGACTGAAGCCGCGCGTGGCGATTGCAGAGAACGTCAAAGGGATGATTCTGGGCAACGCCAAAGGCTATACCAAAATGGTGATGGCAAGGTTCCGAGAAATCGGCTATCGTGTTCAGTTGTTTCTGTTGAACGCTGCAGACTGCGGAGTTCCGCAACGGCGGGAGCGAGTTTTCTTTTGTGCTTTGCGGGACGACTTGCAAGGTAGCGAATTGAGGGTGAAGCCGCAGCACAGGTGGATAAGTGCAGGTGAAGCAACCGCAGACTTGCAGCAGTTGACAGACGAAGAGATCCGCGAAACAACCTTTACCGCGCAAACAGATTTGAAATGGTGGCCACTAACGAAACCCGGCGAGCGATACGAACAAGCAACAATAAGAGCGGGAAAACGACCAGCTTTATTTAATCATAACAAATTGCAGGACGACGAGCCGTGCAAAAGTTTGCTGGCAAACGATCAAATGTTTAATCATTGGTGTTGTCCACGAAAACTTACCTTTCGCGAATGGAAACGCCTCGGCAGTTTCCCAGACGACTACCACGCAAAAACAGACAAGATCGGAAAGTACATGATCGGAATGAGCGTGCCGCCTAAAATGACAGAGGCAGTCGCAAGGGCGGTGATTGACCAGTGGCTATTGCCAGCGAGGTGACAAATGATCCAACCAACCGACTCTGCACTCATCACAGAGCCGCTTTCCCGCTCTGACATGCAACTGATCGGGCAGGCAGTCCGCAAGGGCTGGAACATTCCTGATTCAATCCTGCAGCGTCTACCGCAGGCACTGGCAAAGATCGTCGTAGAAGGTAAACCCCGCGACAAGATCGGTGCAGCCCGTGTTCTGATACAAATGCACGACAGCAACAACAGGCCCGCTGGAAGAGGCACCGGCGGCCCTGTGGTAAACGTAGGAGTGCAAGTCAATGGCAATCCTCAGCCCGGAAGAACTCTCGCAAGTCAGATCGCTCAACGAATCCGAGCTGAGCGACTTTCTCAACACGCTCCCGAGTGACATCCTCGACGACGTAGCAGCCGAAATTGACGGCCTCGAATTCAGTGACAACTACGCGAACGACCGCTCCCGCCGCAATGCCCAGGCAATCAACGCCAAAACAGCAGCCGCTCAAGAAATCGGACCACTCGCAACAGTCCGCGAGCCCGCACGCCGGCAGCGATGCAAAACCGACCTCCTCGACTTCGCCCTGACCTACTTCGCCGAGACTTTTTACATCTCATTGGCCCCCTATCAGGTGGCAATGTTCGAGCGGTTTCAGTCCGTGATTCTCAGTGGTGGCCGCGAAGCCCACGCAGTCCGCCGCGGTGGCCTCAAAAGCACCTGTGCACGCGTGGCAGCAATCTGGGCAGCAGTCTACGGGCATCGCCGTTTTATCGTTCTCGTGGGGGCAACCGACGACAAAGGCACAGAGCACCGTGATAATTTCTTCGCCCTCATGGCATCCAGCCAGATGCTCGCCGATGACTTCCCGGAGATCGGCCCATTGGTGCTAAAATGGAAGCAACCCAAACGCCAATTCCGTCTCGATGGTCGTCTACTCACACTGCATCCCAAAGACTCCCGCGGGTTCATTGTCTTCCCAGACATTCCTGGCACTGATTGCGACCAGATACGCGTTGCCCCCTATTCACTCATGGCGACCGATGTTTCAGGTGTTGCCTACACAAACGACCGCGGCGTTACCGTTCGCCCAGATCTCGTCGTATTCGACGACGTACAAACGCCTCAATCCGCTCAAAGCCCACTTCAGACTGATGAACGCGAAGAACTCATCACAAAGACCTTCATGGGCTTGGCCGGCCTCGGGAAAGAAATGGCCTCTATCATGGTTTGCACAGTCCGCCAGCATCAGGACTTGACAGAGCGATTCATGGACCGCAAACGCCATCCAGACTGGCACGGCAAAATCTGGAAATCCGTCCTGCGAATGCCCGATCGCTCCGACTTGTGGGACCGCTACGCAGCACTCCTCGGGACAGGCGACACACCAAAGGACGGCAAGCGAGCCGCTCAGGCCTTCTACTCAGCAAACCGCGACGAGATGGACGCCGGCGGAAAAGTGGCGTGGGAACACGACAAGTTACCCGACGAACTTTCAGCCCTGCAATCACTGCTCACAGTCCGCTCCCTGGATCCAGAATTCTTTCGCCGCGAAATACAACAGGAAGGCGGCGCCCCTGCAGACAGCAGCGGCATGAAGCTCGACAGCCAGCAAATCATCACCCGCATCAGCCGCGTTCCTCGTGGTGTCGTTCCATCACAGGCCAACTACCTCACAGCCTTCATCGACTCGTCCGACCAAGTCCTGTGGTGGATGGTGTGTGGCTGGCAGAAGGACTTTAGCGGAATCATCATTGACTACGGTACATGGCCAGACCAAGGGCGACCGGCATTCTACAAATCAGACCTCGCCGCAAAGATCAGCCAGCAACTTCCGAACGCATCATGGGAAGAGGCATTCACTCACGCTCACAACGAACTCGAAGCCCATTTGCTGAAGCAGTTCCCTGGCCTCGACATCATCCTCAAAGACTGGGCCGACGGGCAACAAAAGCCCCGAATTGAATCACAGATCATGGCCTCGGCAAATCGCAACCGCATCCGACCGTCAAAAGGTTTCGCCCCAAAGCCCGGCCGCAAGCCTGTACATTTATGGGGCGACCAGCACAAAGACAGACAGAACGGGCAATACTGGGTTGAGAAGCGAAGCGAGACGCCCACCCATGTTCAGTACGACACCAACATCTGGAAGAGCCACGCAGCCCGCAGGCTCCAAACCACGATCGGTGCACCGTCCGCCGTTCTGCTCCCAGGCACCGAAGACCGCGCAAATCGTCTACTCGTGGAGCATTTGACTAGCGAAAACCCAAAGCAAATCAGTTATGATGGTGCTGCAGGAGTGGTATGGGAGGCAATACCTGGACGCGATAATGACTGGTGGGACTGCTATGTCGGCTGTTGTGTTGGGGCAAGTATCGTCGGAGTGGGGATGGCAGGAGAGCGACCAGCCAGACCAGAGCGCCGGACCTTCGCTTTACCGGGAGCCGTCCGTGCATGAGGACAGGCCAACATTTCGACTTCCGGGCAGCGGGCTGCAATGCCAGCACTGCGGAGAGAATCTGCCGCGAGTGAATCGCACAAAGACCACAGAGGGGCTGATTCTTCGCGAGCGTATCTGCCCCGCCTGCCACCGCATCAACACGACATCAGAACGCATTCTCTCAACACACCAGCCCCGCGGGAAACGATCGTTTTCTGATCCATGTGAGTAGTAAGTGCTACTAATAGCACAGCAGCATTTACCGCAGGCCAGTCGCCTGCAATGCTGCCAACATGACTACCCCCGCAGAACAACTCGAAGCCGAAGTCGTCTCTAATGATGGCGTTACAGTCACGCGCCGATCGCTTGCCGAGTTGATCGCATACGAAAAGCACTTGGCTAACAAAGAGGCAATGGCTGACCCAGTCGGCAGCCTCAAAGCCATGATTACTCGCATCGTCCCGCCAGGAGGGCACTAATGGGACGACGCCGCAGCAAGTCTACTGCAGTCGCAACGCTGCCAGCCCCGCCACAGGTGAGAGCTAAATTCGACCTCGCACAGACGACTCCGGAAAACCGCAGACACTGGACGCACGCCGACGGCCTCGCAGCCCGCGCCGCTCTATCCCCTGCCGTTCGTCGTGTTGTTCGTATCCGCTCCCGGTACGAGTCTGAAAACAACTCGTGGTATGCTGGCATCCTCCGGACCGCGGTAAACCACATCGTCGGCAGTGGCCCGCGTTTGCAAGTCCTCACGCCAGATCCCACAGCCAATCAACGGCTTGAATTAGCGTGGCGACAGTGGACCGCCCGCGTTGATTTTGCGGACATCCTGCGGACTGCCGTTGAAGCATACTGGCGAGATGGCGAAGTTTTCGTCATGCGTTCGGACCGGCCAAAGTGGTATCCACTCAGCCTCGACCTGCTCCCACTCGAAGCCGATCAGATCGCCATGCCGTGGCAGCAGAGTCAGTTGCAGGACCCGTTCGTCGATGACGGTGTCAGATTCGACCAGTCACTAAACGAGCTGGAGTTTTACGTTTACGACAGCCACCCGGGCTCGACGGCGCCTGTTAGTCTTCTGAGTGGCAACTGGTATCCGGCCAGTGAAGTCCTGCACCTGTTTCGTGCCGAGCGTCCCGGGCAAACCAGAGGCATTCCGCGTGCAACACCAGCACTCCAGACCCTGCCAATTATGCGACGGCAGGAACTCGCAACGCTGTACTCAGCAGAGACTGCCGCCAACTTCGCCATGTACCTCAAAACCACTGGCCCAGCAGTGACACCCGCCGCCAGTGCTGCAGACTTTGCTGAAATTGAAATCACCCGCAACATGCTGACCACCCTGCCGGAAGGCTGGGACATCGGGCAGGTTGAACCAAAACAGCCTGGCCCACTCTACGAAATGTTTCAACGACAAGCTCTCATGAGTTTCTGCCGTTGCACCAACATGCCGTACACACTCGCAGCAGGCACAGGCAAAGACGCGAACTTCAGCTCGTTCAAAGGCGACATGGCCAACGTATGGGCTCCCGAAGTACACGTCGAACGCGACCGCATTACATGGGCGATTGTCGATCGTGTTTGGCTGTGGTTTTTGGAGTCTGCAGTATTTGTCCCCGGACTACTCGCAGGCCTTCCCAGCATCGCTGAAATTGCCCACCAATGGACATGGCCGCCGCTACCAGAACTTGACGCAACAGAAGCCGCTTCAGCCGCAGCAACTCGCCTGTCTACTGGACAATCAACGCTCAGCGAAGAACACGCACGACGCGGCAAAGATTGGGAAATGGAAGCCGCCCGGGCTGCTGCAGACTTCGGTGTCAGCGTCGAAGAATATAAGCGAGCAGTGTTCGTCAAGACCTTCGGAATACAACAGCCGGCGGCGCCTCTGTCAGCGTCTCAATCATCCCCAACGCCTGCACAGGCCGCCGGCGAATACACGACGATCGGACAGCGGGCGTTTTCAAACAACCAAAAACGCATCCGCCGCGCACTCGATGAACTCACTGAAGGCACAGCCTCACGAGCATTCACAGAGCAGACACTGGCATCAATCGGACTGAGTAACGAACGCATCACAGCCCTGATCGACGACGCCTTGGAAGACGAAGTCACTGACGACGAACTCAGTGAAATTGAAGCCGCCGCAAGCCTGAAGGCTGCTGGCAAATACGACGGCATTGACTTCACCCCGCCCGCAGGTGTTCGCTCAGAGGCGAAGAAGGGGCTGGAGTGGCGACGCGAATACAACCGTGGCGGCACTGCCGTAGGTGTGGCAAGGGCTCGCAATCTAAGCAACGGCGACGCCATGAGCCCCGAAACGATCGGCCGCATGGTGTCCTACTTTGCTCGTCATGAAGTGGATAAGAAGGGGCAGGGCTGGAGTCCCGGCGAAGACGGCTTTCCATCTGCTGGCCGCATTGCATGGGCTCTGTGGGGCGGCGACGCAGGTGCAGCATGGGCTGGCAAAGTCAGCCGACAAATGGACGCGAGGGATGAAGAATGAAGCCAATCGCACTGACCGCACCGCTCACACTCAAAGCCGCTGAAGGCACAAAGCCCCGCCGCTTTTCCATTCTTGCCTACACTGGCGGACCGCTGCCGGTAAGTGGTTTTGATTTGCCTGTCGTGGTTGACCTCGCAGGACTCGAAGCCCCGGGAAACGTGCCGATCCTGCTGGATCACCAAAACACCGTCGAAGCCACTTTGGGCGTCACAGACACAATCACAAACGATGGTCAGAGCCTAATGCTTGCAGGCCCTGTTACAGGCGTCTCCGACAAGGTGCAAGGTGTCCTTCAGCAAGGCGCCGCCGGGCATCAGTGGCAGGCATCAATAGGCGCCAGAATCATCGACGAAATTGAAGTCAAAGCCGGTGAGTCTGTTGAGGTGAATGGCCGCATTCAAAACGGTCCGTTCATTCTCGCTCGTCGTGCAGTCCTCCGCGAAACGTCAGTGCTTCCG